GCCGACTATGTCAAGAGCTCGGTCGAATCTGGCGTGATGACACCCAATGAAGGTCGCATCTTCGAGGGTCGAGAGCCTCTCCCTGGTGGAGACCAACTCTTTATTTCCTGCAATGTTGCTCCTCTTACCAGCGCCAAAATCAGCGGTGAGGTCACTCATACAGCAAACAGTTGCTCTGATGATAGTGGCGAAGTGGAGTGAGGATAGCAGGTTTATGCATCTAACTGATAATTCGTACCACCTCTTGCAAAGGGGCTAGTCGCTGGAATGTCAAACGGCCCTCGCTCTCTCTAAAAAAAAGACGCCCCCAAGTCCCATAAGGACTCTGGGGGTATCCTTATTATCTATGACTAAGACTTTGCAAATATGGGGACAAATTCTGCCATCTCAGACGTAATGGTAACTAACCCCGAAAGTATGCCGCCTATCAATCAACCATTCCACGAGCGTCGCTCCTTCGACCTACCTGCCTCCTTCCCTCACCTTGGGGAAGGGGAGACCTCTCGAAGTATTCATGGCTTGGCCATCGTTTACGAAGCTGAGAGCGAAGTTATGTATGACTGGTGGGAAGACCGCTCCTTTGTTGAGATTGTTCACCGTGGTGCTGTCACGGAAGATCTGCTAAAGACCTCCGATATACTAGCCCTCTATGAACACGACCGATCCAAGCTGCTCGCTCGCTCCTCACAAGGCGAAGGCACGCTCCAGCTGACTATCACGGACGAAGGTCTCCATTACCACTTTGATGCCCCCGCTACTCAGCTGGGTGACGATACACTTGAACTCCTTCGCCGTGGTGACCTCCGCTCCTCTTCTTTCCTTTTTGGTGTGAAGACAGGAGATACCCGCTGGGAGCAAAAGAGCGATGGTACATGGATCCGCCACATTGACCACTTCTCTTTCCTTGGGGATGTCTCTGTGGTTAGCCTTCCCGCTTACCCCGCATCTAACGCTAGTGCCGAGCGTAGCCGTCAGACCCTCACCGAAGAGCGTTCCCACTTTCTATCACAGGTCGAAAGTGGCCTATCACCTGAAGAGCAGAAGGCTAAAGAAGAAGTTCGTCATTTATCCCCACTAGAAGTCCGCGCACTCCGCCGTGCTGACCTCCTCTCCAACCATTAATCCTCTTTAACACAATTCCAATCCTATGACCAAGGAACAAGAAGAGCTCCAGAAGCTCCATGCCCGCTACAAGGAGCTTCAGGAAGCCCGCCATGCGGGAAAGATCACTGAGGCCGAAGAACGTGAGCTCATCCAGCTATCCGAAGACCTCAGTGAACGCAGTGTGGACCAGCTTGTAGCGAAGGCTACTCAGATGGCACAAACCGAGCCGGACGAAGAGAAGGCTAAGCGCTTTCTTGAAACCGCCCGCCGTGCCTACGACACACGCTCCTCTTTCGATCTGGAGACACGTGCCACCACGATGACAGCGCAGGTTGAATCTGCACGTCCCATCCTTATCAATGACATCATTCAGCCACTGGAAGCTGAACTCATACATACTAAGGTTGGACTGAAGATCCAGACAGGAGTTGTCGGCCAGCCGGTATGGCCAGTACTGGCTGGTGTCACTGCCACTATTGCAGGGGAAGACGTCGCTCTCAACGACCAGGCTTTGAACCTTGATAAGATCACCGCCAAGCCTGAGCGTGTCGGTGTCTATGTTCCTGTTACCTCTCAGGCGCTCAGTGCTACAAACATTAATCTGAGAGCTATCGTCCTAGAGCGCGAGGGAATGGCTGTAGGTGCTGCGCTCAACAAGGCTATGTTCGCCACCGTTGCTCCTAGTGCTCCGAATAACGGTATCGGAACCATCCTGGCCGCACCCTACGCTGCGCCTGTTACCTCGGCTTGGGCTGCTGCCGTCCCTCCAACCTTTAAGGATATTGTCTCCATTGAGGCTGAAGTCCTGGGCAAGGACGTCAAGGCTGACGAAAGCACAGCCTACTTTGTCCATCCAAAGACATACTGCCTGCTCAAGTCAACTCCTATCGAAAAGGGAAACCCACAGATGATACTGCAAAACGGGATGATGAACGGTTATCCCGTTATCGAAACCACTTGTATGCCTGAGGATGCGATCCTCTTTGGTGTGCTCTCCTACGCTGTCCTTGCTCATCACGGCTCTGGCGACCGTTTCTTTGCTCAGTACAACGGAAAGAATGATAGGGTAGACTTCACTCTTAACGGTGATTACTCTCTCACGGTACTGCGTAAGGAAGCCTTCGCTGCTCTTAAGCGTAAGTAGGATACAGGCTTAAGCTAATGCATATGCCCCGATACCTCACCCTCCCCGAAGCAAAGAAGCACCTCAACGTAGACCACGATGAGGATGACGACTTCATTACGGAGCTTATTGATGTGGCCGAAGACTTCTTGGTAGGCCTGCTGAATCGTTCTGACCTATATGGTGTTGAGGAGATCAGTGGAGTTCTCCCTCCAGCGCTGCGCCATGCTCTCAGGATGATAGTAGCCCGCTTCTATGCCGATAGGGAGGGCTATAGGTTGGGGCGTATGACTGAGCTTCCCTTCACTATATCTGCACTCATCTCTAAGTATCGACTGGAGCAATGAACGCTGGAGCCTTCACTCACCGTCTAGTCTTTTATAGGGCTGAACGAGTGCAGAGCGCCTCGGGAGCCGTCCGTGAGGAGCAGATCGAAGCCTTTCGAACTCGCGCCTTCCTTAAAACTCTACGCCCTACCCTTGATAAAGATGGACTGCAGGCCCGTGAAGTGGTAGATCCTTCGCTCCTCATTTTTGTGGTGCGAGATGACCGACGCCTCACCGCTTGTCATTGGATACGGTGGCGGGATGACCTTTATAGTATCGTCCTGCTCAAGCCAATGAGTGACCGAACTGTTGAGATTACTGCTAAAAGTACTGATGAGTAATGCCCGAAGTTGTAAGCCTCAACGGCCTGTCCGAAATAGAGGGTTTCCTCTCACGCCTTCGTGACGCACCTAGCCCTGAGCGACTACGTGAACCCTTTTTCCGCGCTGCTGAAGTCTACCAACAGGATGTAAGGAGCACTCTGCCCGCTCTCTACAAGCAGCCAAACCGTAACGGACACATACCACGTGGTAACCTCATACGAGGTCTCCGTCGACGTATGCCACGTCGAAGCCGTGGAGGGCGTATATCCCTTTCCATAGGATTCTATTATGTGAATGGACGTGGGGCCTACGATCAGATGCAGGCAGCTAATCACGCTCACCTCATAGACCAAGGTACAGGAGACCGCTACACCAAGGATGGAAAATTCCGTGGACGTGTCTTAGCGAACTACTTCTGGACACATGCTAGGCAAAGGCAACGCCAACGTGCCCAGCAGATTCTTCTCAGGGGTGTAACTCATTCCCTTTCATCTATCTGACATTAAAATTAAGGTATGTACCTAGACCCTAACCGTAAATGGCGCTCAGCCCAGTGGGTGCGCTCTCAGCTCCTACAGTGCCAGGAGCTGACCGACCTTCTCGGTGGGAAGATCTTCCCCATCCTCGCTCCTGAGGATATTGCTGGCGACTTCATCGCTGTCTACCGCTCAGCCTACGGTCGGGAATACGATAAGACGGGAGACGCCCACAGTATCACCACCGTGACCGTCCTCTGCATCTGCAATGACTACGACCGCTCCCTCCAGCTGTGCGAATTAGTAGACGCCGTCCTTGATGGCGGGCGCAATGATGAGGTGGACAAGGTCTTTGGTGCTTCCTCCACCACAGGCATTACTGCCACTCTTGATAGCAGCGAAGAGTACTTCCAGGACGGAAAGATCGTCCAGAGTCTCACTTTCGCCATTTCTTAACCCTCAATAATTCAATCTCCTATGGGCTCAACCCCAACACCCCAGAAGTTCGACAAGAACAAAGATCTCCTCAAGGGTGAGATCACCATGGTCTTCCTCAATGACCTCCTCTTCGCTTACGCCAAGAAGGATGACTTCAAGTTCACACCCAGTCAGATTGACGTTGCTAGCAAGCTCTCGGGCAAGTTTGATGACAAAATGGGTGGAAAGAATGAGTGGTCACTCTCCGTTGACGCCCTCGTATCTGCCACAAAGGGACATATGTCCTACGACACCCTAGAGCACATTGCCGCTAGTGGCAAGGCTGTCACGTTCGAATTAGCGCGTGTCACTGTCTCCGATGAAAATGGTGTGCGTACGGTCACCAAGGGGGATATCATCCGCAAAGGGCGTGTCATCGTCTCTGACCTCTCCAAGAGCAGCCAGAATGGCGAATACGAAACACTCTCCTGCACACTTAACGGATCAGGGCCACTCCTTACCGCTTCAGGTAAAGAAGTCGGCAGCGCTGAAGCCCTCACTGAGGCAGGTATCACCCTCTCCTAATGGCACAGCCTATTCCCACCCTGCGTGTCACGCTCCGTGCGGTACTCCTCTTCGAGAAGCTCTCCGCACGGAGCTTCGCTTCTATTGACTTCCAAGATAAGGATGACGCTGAGCTCTTTATTTATTGCCTCCAGCGGAATACTCCTGGTGGGATACTCCTGCCCTACGATCTCTGGCGTAGCATCTTGAAAAGTGAGGCTATCAGCGCCGGTTACTATAAGTCACTCGGTAGAGCTATTGAAGAGCTGGGAGAAATATCGCTGAGCCTAACGAAGGAGAATAGCGAAGAAGCTGACGCCTTTGGTGTTTTGGATGAAGGGCCGACTACTTTTACCTCAATAGCCACGCTACTCATTGTCGAGGGCAGCCTTAGTCCAGATTACGTGATGGATCACTTAGAGCTCTGGGAGCTACCAGCTCTACTATCCGCCCTTGAGCAGAAGAAGCGTGAGAAGCTAGAGCACTCTCGCCTCTTCACCTGGCTCACCATGCTGCCTCACCTTGCTCAGGATTCTGCTGACAGTCCAGAGGCACTACTTCCATTTCCCTGGGAGAAAGATAAGCGTGATGAAGAGCGCACCTCTATCTACGACCTCATTCACAGTGCTACCTACATTCCTGAGAGCAACTAACACTAGTTCCCCATCTACCCATATCCCTTACTCTGACAAAGCATATCCTTTCCTCCGATGGCCAATAACCTCTCCTTCTCTGTCCGCCTAGAACTTCTAGCGGACAAGTTCCGACAGCAGGCCGAAGGAGCCAAGAATGCCCTGCGTAGCATCCAATTCCAGGCCTTGGCAATGGCCGGAGCACTCGGTGCAGGTGTTACCTCACTCCAGGGGCTTCTATTCTCATTGATAGATACCGCTCGAGAGGCTGGGCGTGCCCGCACCGTACTCAGGAACGTTAGCCAAGACGCTCGTGAATACGGGCAAAGCATACGTTTCCTTAGTGAGCTATCGAATAAATATGGGACAGACCTCATCGGGCTAACAGACGCCTTTGCCAAGTTCAAGGCGGCCGCCACGCCCGCAGGTATTGCTGTAGCAGAGCAGGAGCGCATCTTCTCTAACATCTCTAAAGCGATGGCCTCTTTCGGAATATCTGGAAGCGAAGCCTCCCTGACGATGGTAGCCATTACTCAGATGATGAGTAAAGGGAAGATTTCCAGTGAAGAGCTACGCCGTCAGCTGGGAGAGCGTATGCCAGTTGCTATGCAGGCCATGGCTAATGCTGCAGGCGTATCTATGGAACAGCTTGACAAGCTGCTCAAAGATGGGAAGCTCCGATCGGCTGACATTATGGGCAAGTTCTCCGACGAACTGGCTAAGCTTTCAGGCGAAACGAGCACTGACAACCTTGAAGCCTCGCTGGGACGCCTCAAGAACAGCTTTACCGGTCTAACCGACAACCTCCATATCTACGACCACTTCAAGACCCTTATAGATAAGGTCAAGGGACTACTGGAGTACCTCAAGGACCATCTCTCGAACTTCTACATCTGGGCCGGAGGTCTGCTGGCTACTCGCCTCTGGGGTAAGTTCTCCAATGCCTGGAACCAGGCGAGTGCTGCCATCCGAGCTAGCCAGGCGAGGACTATTGCCGATGATGCAGAGGCGAAGCGTAAGGCCCTTGCTGCTGCACGAGAAGCACAGAAAGCTCTAGCAGATGCTGAGTCTAAAGTCGCCCGTGCCGAAGCCGCCTTAGCTTCAGCAAGCGCACCCACCCCAAACGATGCTAAACGACTAGCTACTGCCCAGGCCAAAGGGGATAAGCAGTTCAATAGTGCTGTGGCTAACTTCTCCAAGGCACAAGCTGATTACCGCCAGCTCACCGCCTTGCACTCCTCATATCTTCGGGGTCTTGAAGCGAAGGAAATGGAAGTGGCTCAACGTGTAGCAGCTGCCAAGCAAGTTCTCGCCACCGCTAACGCCACGGCAGATGCTAGGGCCATCAGTGAAGCTCAACATGCCTACGACAAGGTACAAGCTGAGGCCTCACGCTTGCACATTGCCAACATTTACAAGCGGGAAGAGGCTGAGATACGTTATGCCTCCCGCGCAGACGAGCTACAGAAGAAAATTGCAGCTAGAGGCGAAGCCCTCAACAAGGCTCAGCATGACCGCAAAGAACTACTAGCTAATGCCCATGCCAAGAACGAAGAGCTACGCCTTAAGAAGATTGACGCCCTTAAGGCTACACTTGACAAGGCTCGCGCCGAACAACGAGCCCTAGCTCCTACGTCTTCTCTGACAGCATCCCAGTATCAGTCTAATGTAGGGAGACTTAATACCCAGCGTGCGGTAGCCTCTGCTGGTCAATTCTCCTTCCGTCCCGTCGCTCCTGATATCATCGCCGACCAAACGCAAGCCGCTACCGCTACCGCTAGCCTCTGGACGCGCACTGCCACCACTTTCAAGGTGCTCTGGTCGGGTGCCGTGGCTACCGTACGCTCGCTGATGTCTACTTTGGTGCCTCTGGCTATAATCGGTGCCATTACGGGTATCGTCACTGCTATGGTTGACTGGTATAACAAGCAGAAGGAGATCAACGGGCTACAAGCTAAGTATCAAGCTGACCTCGCTGCTGTCTCCACAGGGCATAGTGAGGAGAGTCAGAAGCTCCTCCGCCTCTTCGATACCTACAAGGCTCTCCATGGTCAGGTCGAAGAGCAGAAAACCGTACAACACCAGATTGAGCGAAGCTTAGGGCTGCAAGAGGGTGCACTTGACCGCCTCAAAGGAAAGTATGAAGACATCCGTACCATTATCGCAAACACGGTTAAGGTAAAGGATCTAGAGCGCCAAGCAGACTTCCTAGTTGATACGGAACGTAACAGCCGTAAGCACTTTGATGAGAGGCGCCAGAAGTTTACAGAGGACAATCCCAATTTTATTCTCTCCCAGCAGTCCATGGATATGCTGGTGAAGGCATTTGCCAACTACGATAGACACAACCAATTACAAGCACAAAAGGAGCTTAGAGCAGAAGGGGTCAAGAGTCCTACAATTAACCAGCTCATCTATCGTACACTTGGTAATGCATTTACCCAGCAGAATGGCCGAAAGCCTAATGAAGCGGAACGGAAGTTTCTTTGGCAGGAGGTTAAGTCGGGGTTTTCCTACCAAGACATGCACTCCACTGTGGCCAATGCTAAGCTCATTCTGCAGTCTGCCAAAGACCGCGCAGAGACAGACAAGAAGGTGGCAGAGGCCAATGTTGAGTATGAGCAGACTCTACGTAACCATGGTCTTCTGAAGGGGGGCAAGCCATCTTCTGAAGAAGGAGACACTGGGAAGGGAAAGAAGTCCGAGCTACAGCGTACCCGAGAGGCTGCTGAGAAAGATAGGCTCGAAATTGAGAATCAAAAAGCTGCCGGGGTCTACAAGTCCATTGATGAGTACCATCTGGCCCTTGATAAGGTCGCTAAAACTCATACAGAGCGCCTCGCATCCCTCTTGGGGGCAAAGGCTATGGAGGACAAGCAGTACCAACAGTTCTCTGACCTCCTCCGTGCTGATCGCGAGCTATTGGAAGAGAAGGAAAAGAGTCGCAAGGAGCTATCCACACTTACCGTCCAGGTGCGCCACGGCATCGCTAACGAGGATGAACTGATAAAAGCCCGTGCTGAGCGTGCTAAGGCAGAGCTTAGTGCTATGATTTCAGTGGATAAGGAGCTAGATACCTCCAAGGAGTACGTAAAGGCACGACTTGCAGAAATCGCCGAGAATACAGAGATTGCCCAACTTCATCGTGAGTACGCCAAACAAACCAAAGTGCTCAAGGAACAGCGTGAGTCGGGATTGCTCACAGAGAAGGAGTACCAAAAGGAGCTCCTTCATCTCATCGATTCTATGCGCCGCAAGGCCATAGCTATCAATACTCCTACCAAAGGAGAGCAAGAGCGCAAGATCACCCTACAGAAGACCCTCAAGGACGACCTCAAGGCCAACACCGCTATCCCCAAACTGAAGGAGCGAGATACAACTTTCGACTACAAGAAGAAGGACTTTGATAAGCGGAAGGAAGAGAGGAAACTACTTACTGACTATATTAATGAGCTGAAGAAAGCTGAGAAGGCAGGCCTTGATGTGGCAGAGGCTCTAGGAGAAGCGCAGAAGAAGGCAACAACTCTAGATCAGGCCGTGAAGCTTGCTGAGCTAGAAGGTGACCTGAAGAAGTACCAGAAGGCGCTCAACGATAAAACGGTGTCAGGGATGAAGTCTGTAGCACAAAGTGCACACAATCTCAAGAGAGCCTTCGATGGTCTACAAAAAGCCTTTGACCCTGAAAGTAATGCCTCTGCCTGGGAGCGCTTCTTTGCTGTCTTTGACTATGCCAGCCAGAGTATTGACACCATCATGAGCCTCATCAATATGATTGAGGAACTGAAGAAGGCCAAAGAGGTTGCTCATGCTGTAGAGAAGACTCTCAATGCAGAGAAGATTGCTCAGAACACAGCTGTTACAGCTAGTGAGGTAACTAGCACCTCTACCGAGGTTGGATTGTCAACTATCCGTACCGCCGCTACTACCGTGGAGACAAAGGCCGATACTATAGGTGCTGCAGCCAAAGTTGCCAAGGCACATGCCGCCCTGCCCTTTGTTGGAGTAGCGATTGCCGGTGCTGCTATAGGAGCTCTGCTAGCTATGATTGCTTCCAGTGCTAATAAGGTGCCGAAGTTTGCTAGTGGAGGTATTGTCCCTGGTGGTGATGGTTCGGGTGACCGCGTCTTAGCTCGGGTGAACCCTGGAGAGCTCATCCTCAACAAGGCTCAGCAAGGACGTCTTGCTAATCACCTCACCAGTTCCTCTGCCATACGTGTAGAGGTCGAAGGCCGTATCCGTGCACGTGACATTCTCCAGCTATCTACCGTCGCCACTCGACATAAATCCCGTTAATCATGTTGTATTCCCTCTTTTCCCCTGCAGACGTCCTACACGTCACTACTTTGATGGGTATAGCCTATCTCATCGTTCTACTTGCGGTTATCATTGATACCGTCACCGGTGTACAGAAGTCTCGACGCATTGGGAAGGTTATCCGCTCCAGTATCCTGCGTCGCGTCTTTGTCAAGCTGCTTATCTACTATGGGCTGATCATCATGTTCAGCTTCATTGATGTGCTACTCTTCATCGTAGATGTGGAGGAGCACATAGGTCTCAAAGAGTTACCCTACCTTACCATTCTTGCCGCTATTGGTGCTGTCCTTACTGAGGCCTGGAGCGTATGGGAGAATATGCCTAGTCATGATACTCGTACCATTGAGGATAACCTCGCAAAGTCAAAGGAACTAGTCAAACAAGTTGCATCACTATTTAATGAACTAAAACAACAGGAGCAGAATAATGGCTAAATACTTCACTTTTGATGAACTGGAGCGTAGTGCCAAGGCCAGACAGTTTGGTATTGAGAATAAGATACCAAGGAAGTACCTTGCGAATGCAGAGCACCTTATGGAATACCTAGACAAGGTGCGAGAGGCCTATGGTAAGCCTATACGTATCTCCTCGGGGTATCGTTCCCCACAGCTGAATGCTCTTGTCGGAGGTGTGGCTCACAGCCAACACATGCAGGGGCTAGCGGCTGACCTCGTCGTGCCAGATATGGAGCACCTGATGGCGGTCATCCGTAAGCTAGGAGGTTTTGACCAACTCATTGACGAACGCCCCAAGGGTAGGGGAAGATGGGTACACGTGTCTATCGCTCCAGAGGGAGGTATGCCCCGAGGTAAAGTGATGCGCTATGACGGCTGGCACTACGTGATTATAGGGTGATAAACGAAGATAATATGGGATGTGCAAAAAACAAGAATATAGCACGAGTGAGAAGGGGTAGCGATACCCTCTTCATGCTTGCCCTCTACCGCAAGGAGGGAGGAGACCTCCAGCTGGGAGGTAACCAACAGCCCGACACGAAGCTATTAAAGCCAACGGAGTTGGAAAGTGTGAAGGCTAAGCTCATTCTAGATGGCTATGGAACAGTAATTGACGACCTTCCGCTAAAGCTAACGGACAAGCATATAGCTTTCGAGCTAACCAAGGATATGGCGGC